TGCTGGTGGAAATGAAGTTTCGTTTATTGATCAAGGATATGAAAATGTACAACTTGGCGCTGTTAATTTCTTAACAACAACAAGATTGGTTGCGTCAAGAGTCAATGAGGCTGCTCGCCTCACTGATCTTCCAAAAAATAGATCCTTAACTGTTGGTATTAGACTTCAAACAGAAGATCCAAACCTATCACCAGTAATTGACTTAAACACAACAAATGTTGTTCTTCGTAGAAGTATGATTAACAATCCAGTAACTGACTATGTAACTGATGGTAGAGTTAATCAGATTAATGATGACCCACATGCTTGTGTTTATGTGTCCAAAAAAATAAATATTGCTCAACCAGCAACATCACTTAAAGTTCTAATTGCTGCAAATAGACCTTCTTCTTCAGATTTTAGAGTTTTATACAGATTATTCAGACCAGATTCGAGTGAGGTTGATCCATCATTTGAGTTATTCCCAGGATTTGATAACTTAGTTGATACTGATGGTGATGGATTTGGAGATACAATTGTTGATGATGCTCTGAATACTGGTAAACCAGATGCTGAAGTTAGACCAAGTAAAAATGGTGAATTTTTAGAATATCAATTCTCGGTGGAAAACTTAAGTCCATTTACTGGTTACCAAATCAAAGTGGTTCTTTCATCAACCGATGAGGCAAATCCACCTGAGTTCCAAGACCTTAGAACAATTGCTCTTGCTTGATATGATTAAAGTAGAAGGACATACTAACCTTTTTAGAGATGAAGAAAGCGGTGCCATTATGAATCTTGACACCGCTGGTTATCATGAATATGTTAAAAAGAAAAATATGAAACAAAAACAGCGTGATGAAATTGATAATATTAAATCTGAATTGGATGAGATAAAAATGATGCTAAAACAGATTTTAAAAAATAGGGACTAGCTTAAATATAAATAAATATAGAATTTGATTTTAGTAAATGGCAGCAGTCTATACTAGTAATCTGGTTATTAATGCTGGCACAGATTATAGTCAAGTTTTTTCTCTAGAAAATAATACTTCCAGCTCTAATCTTGATTTAACACCGTATACTGTTTCTGCAATGATGAGAAAACATCATGGTAGTAGCACTTCAACGGTTTTTGCAGCACAGGTAACTGATGCAATCGCTGGAACTATTAGAATTGCTTTAGGATCTACTATAACATCCTCCTTAAAACCAGGAAGATATGTATATGACGTTGTAATTGTTAATGTAAGTGGTGCTAAAACACGTGTTGTGGAAGGAATGGCTCTTGTTAGAGAAGGAGTTACTCGATAATGGCAGACATCAGAGTTAGAGTTGGACAACAACCCGCTATTAAAGTTGTATCGTCCCTTGCTGGTGAAGTTAGTGGTACTTTAGCAAATTTGAGTGACGTTAATGTTTCTACATTATCTAACGGTATGGTTCTTGTTTATAACGGCGTAACAGGAAAATGGGACGCAACTTTAGAATTGACGCCTGGCGTCACTCAGAATTTAGACATCAACGGAGGTAGCTTCTAATGGCAAGTATCATCAGGGTCAAAAGATCTAGTGGTACTAATATACCAGGATCCCTTCAATGGGGTGAAATGGCATATGTCACTGGTATTGGTAGCTATGGCGGTTTAAACCAATATAAAGATAGGGTCTTTATTGGTGATGATGGATCCAATGTCCTATCAATTGGTGGACGTTATTACACCTCCATGATGGATCATCAACCTGGTACAGTCCAGGGTGTTTCCAATACTAGAAATTCGGATGGTGGCATAGTTGCCATCATGGATAATAATAGAAAGGTCGATCAGTGGAACGTAGATAATCTTCGTTTAGATGGAAATACTTTTTCCAGTGAAAATACAAATGGGGATATAATTGTTTCACCAAATGGAACAGGAGATTTCATTTTTACTGGTGGAGCATCTCAGCAATATAGAATTAATGATGGTGTAATTGATAGATTCATTGTTGATACCATTAACGGATCAACAACGATTAATCAAGGTACATTGACTGGTAATGAACCAACATTAGAGTCTGGAGCAACCTGGAATAATCCTGGAGTTGCATTTACTGGTATTACATTTAATGCAATAAATCTTGACTCTGCTGCTGGATCTAGCTTACTACTTTTAAGAGCAAATAGTCAAGATGTATTTTCTGTTGGTGTTAATGGAATTACAACTACAACAGGTATTGGAACGGTAGTTGCTGGTGCTGGTGGACCAGGTAATTTCTTTGTTCAAAATCTTCTAAGTGCTCAAACAACAACTACACAGAATTTAAATATTTTAAGTTCACTGTATCTTGTTGGTATCACAACTTATGTTGGTAGAATTAATCAAACTGGGTTATTCTATAATGAAGGTGGAGCGGTAATTGATAATATTGGAATTACATCAAACACTATTTCCACAAAACCAGGAGCAGGAAATCAATTATTCATTGACCCTTATCCAGATGGTAGAAGTAATGAAGGAACTGTTATCATTAAAGGCGATTTGCAAGTTGATGGTACTACAGTTACAGTAAATTCATCATCAACAACAATTAATGATGCAATTCTTAGACTTGGTGATGTAACAACTGAAAGAGTTGTAATGAGCGATGCTCTTGCTGGTGTCAGCACAATTCGTTTGGATTCTGTTGTTGGTATTAATACAAATGATGTAGTTTCTGGATCACCAAAATTATCACCTTCTGGCATTACTACTATTACCGCAATTGATACTGGTAATAAAATTATCACAATCAATGATACTGTTCAGGCTGGTGGTATTTCTACAACAACACAATTAACTATTACCACTGGATACGATACTAATACAGATCGTGGTATTTCTTATCAATATAATACTGGTATAGGTACTGCATCCAATAAACTTGGATTCTTTGGATACGATGATAGCACTGGATATTGGACATATGTTCCAGACGCAACTAATACTAATGAGGTTATTAGTGGTGTTAAAGGAACACTTGATGTTGGTGCAATGTATTTGGATTGGGCAGTATCTGGTATACATACAAGAGGTGCTTTATATTTTGATCCTAATGGAAAAATTATTAGCACCAATTCACCAGAAACAGGATACGCATCTACTTCTAACTTTGTTTTAACAACTAATGCAAGTAATGTTCCTGTATGGACTGACGCAATCGATGGGGGTACGTTCTGACAATGAATAGTGAAATTGATGTGAATCTTTTGGTTACTGTTTATAACGAAAGAATTAATGCTTTATACTCACAAAATATACTTTTAGAAGCAAGATTAAAATCTTTAATTAGAGATTTTACTGAAGAAAAAAATAAACTGATGATGGCAAATCTTGAGTTGCAGAGACAACTTGATATTTTGAGTGATAATCCTGCTTCTAAAAAAATATTAAAAGATAAACTTAAAGAAGAATCATCAGACTACGAAGAATAAGAGGTGAAAAATGGCAAAACCAAGTAGTAGACAGGAATTAGTTGATTATTGTCTGAGAAGACTTGGTGCGCCTGTTTTAGAAATTAACGTAGATGATGATCAAATTGATGATTTAGTTGATGATGCCATTCAGTATTTCCAAGAAAGACATTTTGATGGCGTCGAAAGAATGTACCTCAAGTACAAGATAACTCAAGATGATCTTGATAGGGGAAGAGCGAAAAACACAAACGGAATTGGGATTGTAACCACAACTGCTAGTTCTACAATTCCAGGATACGGAACAACTTCATTTAATTTTTACGAAACATCCAACTATATTCAAGTTCCAGATTCAGTAATTGGAATAGAAAAAGTATTTAAATTTGACACCAGTTCTATTTCTGGTGGTATGTTCAGTATTAAGTATCAATTATTTTTAAATGATTTATATTATTTTAATTCAGTTGAGTTGTTGCATTACGCAATGACAAAAACTTATCTGGAAGATATTGACTTTTTACTTACAACTGATAAGCAAATAAGATTTAACAAGCGTCAAGATAGATTATATCTAGATATTGATTGGGGAGCAGAATCAAAAGATAACTGGTTAATTCTTGATTGCTATAGAGCTCTTGATCCAACATCATTTTCTCAAGTATATAATGACTCTTTCTTAAAGAAATATCTTACCGCATTGATTAAGAGGCAATGGGGTCAGAACTTAATTAAGTTTAATGGTGTTAAATTGCCAGGTGGTATTGAGTTAAATGGTAGACAACTATATGACGATGCGGAAAGAGAATTGGATGATATTAAGTCTAGAATGACTTTAGAGTATGAATTACCACCTTACGATTTTATTGGATAATGGCATTAAATCCCTTTTTTCTTCAAGGATCCTTTGGTGAGCAAAGACTCGTTCAAGAGTTAATTAATGAGCAGCTTAAAATTTATGGTGTAGAAGTTACTTATATCCCAAGAAAAATTGTAGCGAGACCAGAATTATTTGGGATTAATGATCTTAGAGAAATAACATCATCAACTTTTGATGATAATTTTTTAATAGAAGCGTATGTTCAGAATTATGAGGGATATGCTGGATCTGGAGATATCCTAACAAAATTTGGCATGTCTTTGCGAGATGAAGTGACTCTGGTTATTTCTAGAGAAAGATATGAAGATTTTATTGCACCATTTATATCTGGATTACCAGAAGATGAAGTCTTAGTTACTGCAAGACCTAAAGAAGGTGATTTAATATTTTTTCCACTTGGACAACGTTTGTTTGAGGTAAAATTTGTTGAGCATGAACAACCTTTTTATCAATTGGGAAAAAATTATGTTTATGAATTAAAATGTGAACTCTTTGAATATGAAGATGAAGTTCTTGATACTTCTATAGAAGAGATTGATAAGACGATTGAGGATCATGGTTATATTACAACGCTTATTCTTTCTGGTGTTGGTGCAACTGCAACTGCAAATCCTGTTGTCAGTACTGGGTATGTAAGACAAATATTTTTAAATGATGATGGAACTGGATATACATCAACTCCAACTATTACTTTTTCAACACCGTCTGGAGGAACTCAAGCAACTGCTGTTGCAATTACGACAAGTAAAAATGGAGTTTATTCCATATCAGAAATACTGATAACTAATGCTGGAAGTGGACACACTGTTCCACCAACAATAACAATTAGTGGTGGAAATGGAACTGGTGCTGCTGCTACTTGTAGCATTGATCAGTCATATTTTGGTATATCACAAATTACTGTTGGATCAAATGGATCTGGATATCCAACACCACCAATAGTTACAATTTCAAATCCAACTGGAATCGCTGGTGTTGCAACTGCTGGAATTTCTACCTTAGGTGCTGTTAATGCAATTAGCATTTCTAATGGTGGAACATTCTATGATCCAAATAAGAATCCTGTAGTAATATTCTCAACACCATCTCCAATACCTACTGGATTTGTAACCGCAACTGGATATGGTGTTGTTGGTGCATCAGGAACGATAACTTCTATTGTAATCACAAACGCTGGTCTGGGATACACACAAGCGCCAACAATAAGCATTGGAAGTAGTTTTGCAGATAAGATTGGATTATCAACAGCACGTGCTGTAGCGGTCGTCAACAACGCCGATCAAGTCATTGGAGTAAGGATTGTAGATCCAGGAAATGGATATATATCTGGTCAAGTAACTGTTACAATTGCAGATCCACCAAGAATTACTGGTATTGGAACATATCAATATAATGAACTTGTTGTTGGAGAACAATCAAGAACAACTGCAAGAGTTAAATCTTGGGATGTTGATACAAGAACTCTTAAAGTTGGAATAAATAGTGGAACCTTCTATGAGGGTGAAGATCTTGTTGGGGCAGCAACTTCTGCCATATACTCTATTTCTTCTTACGATAGAGATGACATTTATGACCCCTATGCTCAAAATGATGAGATTGAGGAAATAGCAGATCAACTTGTAGATTTTTCAGAATCAAATCCTTTTGGTAATTACTAATGTTAGGAACTTATTTTTATCATCAAATTATTAGAAAAACTGTAGTATCTTTTGGTACTATTTTTAATCAAATTTATATCAAACATCAAGGTGACAATGGTGTAACTATCAGTGATATGAGAGTTCCTTTGGCATATGGACCAAGACAAAAGTTTCTTGCAAGGATAGAACAACAAGCAGAATTAAATAAACCAATTCAGATTACGTTGCCAAGAATGTCATTCGAAATGAATTCTTTGCAATATGATGCCACAAGAAAAGCAGGTGTTACTCAAACCTTTAAAGCTAGTGACGGCAATAATTTAAAAAAAGTTTATCTCCCAGTTCCTTATAATATTGGATTTGAATTAAATATTCTAACAAAATTAAATGATGACGCACTGCAGATTGTAGAGCAAATTTTACCATTTTTTCAACCAGCATTTACTATAACTATTGATCTTATAGATTCTATTGGAGAGAAAAGAGATATTCCTATTGTATTGGAATCCATTAATTTCCAAGATGATTATGAAGGAGATTTTTCTACAAGAAGATCATTAATTTATACATTACAATTTACTGCTAAAACATATCTATTTGGTCCAATCGCTGAGTCTAGTGATGGTCTCATCAAGAAAGTTCAGGTTGATCAATATACTTCTCTTGATAGATCTGTTGCTAAGAGAGAGATGAGATATACAGTAACAGCAAAAGCACTTAAAGATTATGATGGTGACGCAACAACATTTATTACCGATGCTATAAACAAAACGACAGAAACTATAAACGTTAATGATGCATCTCTTCTTTCTGTTAATAATAGAATTACTATTGATAATGAAATTATGCTAATTAACTCAATTGCATCTAATACACTTACTGTCCAAAGAGGATATGACGGTACTGTTGCTGTAGAGCATTCTGACAATAGTACAATTAATGTTCTGACCGCTGCTGATGATGCAAGAATAGATCCTGATGATGATTTTGGATTTAGTGAAACTTTTGATTACTTTAACGATTCCAGAAATTATAGTCCCACTCGCCAATTAGATATTTGATTTTAAGTTATGGCAAATTCTTTTGATAAACTAGATAAACTTCTCTCAACTGAGAGTAATATTGTTGAGGTTGAGAGTGAAGTTAATGAAATAGAAATTGTAAAAGATCCTGATCAAAAGCAAGACATTAAAAAAGATTATGACTATACAAGAGCAAATCTTTATTCCTTGATTGAGAAGGGGCAAGAAGCAATTAATGGAATTTTAGAACTAGCAGGAGAGGGTGGAAGTCCTAGAGCATATGAAGTTGCTGGACAACTTATTAAAAGTGTTGCTGATACAACAGATAAGTTAATGGATCTCCAAAAGAAATTAAAAGATGTTGAGGATGAATCAACAAAAGCAACAACAACTGTAACTAATAATGCATTATTTGTAGGGTCAACATCCGAACTTTCAAAACTACTTAAACAAGGTTTTCTAAATAATAAAGAAGAGATCTCATAAATTTGTGCATAGATTAAAGTCCCATAAAACAGTTGAGCAAATTGCAAAGAAGCATCGTTTGGATGTTTCTTTTGTAAAGAAGCAACTTGAAATGGGAATTCCCATTGAACACGAGCACACAAAGAATAAGGATCTTGCTACAGATATTGCTCTTCAACATTTAGATGAGATTCCAGATTACTACACTAGATTAGTAAAGATGGAAAAAGATGCTAAGAAGCAGCATCGTAAAAAATTTAAAGATGTTAATGAAGATCTTCGTAATTGGTTTGATCCAAGTCACCCAGATGGTGGTTGGAAGCGATACAACACAAAAGGAGAGGCAATCGGGCCATGTGCGAGAGAAGAGGGGGAATCGAAACCCAAGTGCCTATCGAACAAAAAAGCATCCCAATTACGTTCTCAAGGGGGTGCAAAGGAGATTGCCAGTGCCGTAAGAAGGAAGAGGAAAGCAGATCCAGTAGCGAATCGCAAAGGTAAGGGGGGTAAACCAAAAATGGTATCAAATAACATAGGAGAGCAATCAGAAATGATTAGATATTGCCCCAAGTGCCAAAAAAATGAGACTCAACAAGAATGCAAATATGGTCCAAGTTTTTGGGCGATGTACTCTACACCATCAATGCTTACACCCAATCAAATGAAATTCGATATTGCTCAGGTTCATCCTGCAAATGAACAGATGAGTTTTAATATTGGTCCTCAAGGTTCCAAACAAGCTCGAAGACAAGAAAAGATACGCAACTTAGTAAAAGGAACAACTATTCCGATAAAGACAGAATCAAAAGAAATGGATCATGAGTACTCAATGGCAAGATCCGAACTTTCTACAATCATTAAAGCAGCAAAGAGATTGCAGAAAAAAATGAAAGGTGAGGGTGAAATTGAGGCTTGGGTGCAGTCAAAGATCACTAAAGCGGCAGATTACATTGATACTGCAGCAGACTATCTTGAGAGTGGAGAGCATAAGGTGGATGAGGCGTGCTGGACTGGATATAAGCAAGTTGGTATGAAGAAGAAAGGAAATAAAAATGTTCCCAACTGTGTACCAGAAGAAGTTTCTATAGAAGAAGAAAATAAACCAACAAATCCAAAACTTTGGGCAAAGTGGAAAGCAAAGGCAAAAGCAAAGTTTGATGTATATCCATCTGCTTATGCCAATGGTTGGGCAGCAAAGGGATACAAGTCAGAAGGTGGTGGATGGAAATCTGTAAACGAAGGAATAAGTTTTGAAATTGGACATACTGCCGCAGATGCAAGAAAAGCACAGAGAGATGATAAAATAAGAAAAAGAGCACAGTCTGGTCAACAAGGTTCAGATATTGCTAAAAAGAAATTAACTGGCATTGATCTTCCACTGGCAGACTCTTATGAGTTTTCTGATTGGAGAACGGAGTTAGGTGAAGACTGGCAAAAAGTCAATCGTAAAGATAAAACTGATGGGTTAAGTCAAAAGGCAGTTAATGCTTATCGTCGTGAAAATCCAGGTTCTAAATTACAAACTGCAGTAACTGAGAAAAAACCAACTGGCAAAAGAGCTCAACGTAGAAAGAATTTTTGTAGTAGAATGAGTGGTATGAAAAAACGTTTGACTTCTGCTGAAACTGCTAGAGATCCTGATAGCAGAATAAATAGAGCATTACGTCGTTGGAATTGTAATTAATTATGGATCCCGATAAAATCACCCTTGAGAATCTGAATAAGAACTTTGAGTATGCAAAAATTTCACGAGAAATTGATGCTTGTGAAGATATTGAGGGTCTTAAAAATATAGCAAAGTGCTACGTCAAATTATATTTTAAAACACAAGAAACTATCGTAGATCTGGTAAAGTAAAATGAAATCATTCAAGCAATTTTTATCAGAGAGCATCAATATTTCTGGCAATGCATCTGTTGGAACAATTATTGTCGGTGGAACTCCACAACAAGCAGAACCAGTTGGGGAAAACTTTTTAGCAGATGTTTTGTTTCAGGGAAGCATTCATAGATTGAGTCTTATGACTAGGAATGGAATTCCATCAAATCAAGAATTAACCGAACATTTGCAAGATCAATATCCTGGTGCGATTGTTCAAACAATCTACTCAGTTTCACAAGATAATTCACCATATACTGTTACAGATTCTAAAAGATATCATCCATCTAAATTAGATTGGGTTTGAGGTAAATAATGGCTCAGTGGAATAAGACTACACAAGATTTTCTAAATCAAGAAAGATCTTTATTTGAAGTTTTTAATATTGCAGATCACTGGGGAAACCAGACAGACTGGAGACCTCAGTTTTCTAATAACAACAGATTAAAAGTTGCTCCGTTCCAAACAGTTTTCTTTAATACCTTCCAGTATGGTAAAGAAACTGATGTTTGGGATGAGAGAATCGTTGGAGTTGGAACTGCAACTCATAATGTTTCTGCTAGTAATGTAATCATGCAAGTTGGTTCCACTGGTGGAAGTAAAGTCATCAGACAAACCAAGAATGTGATGAGATACATTCCTGGTAGACCAGCAACACTCGCATTTGCAATTAGATTAGAACAACCAAAAGTAGGTATTCGTAGAAGATTTGGATTATTTGATGATTATAATGGTGCATACTTTGAGGATGATGGAGGAACATACTCTTATGTAATTCGCACATCTACAACTGGAATTACTACAGAAATAAGAGTTGGTAGAGATCAATGGAATGGTGAAAAGTTTGATGGTAATGGTTGGACTGGTGTAACCGCAGACCCAACAAAACAACAAATGATTTCTATAAGTTATGAGTGGTATGGTGCTGGAACGGTAAATTTTGAATGGTTAATGAAAGGTGAAACCATTAAAAGTCATACTTTTGATAACTCAAATATTCAAGATAAAGTTTGGTGTTCTACTCCATTCCTTCCCATTCGTCTTGAGATAGAAAATGTAACTGGTGTTGCAGGAACTCACTACCTTTATCAAGGTTCCAATTCTCTTATTCAGGAAGGAGAACCAGAAAAACTCGGAACTCTTTTGAGCATATCAAATCCCATCACAGGGACAACGATGCAATCCGCAAACACATACTATCCAATTATAAGCATTCGTTTGAAATCTAATAATCTAACTGGTGTAATGCTCTTGAGATCATTACAGGCAGCAACTGATGACAATACGAATGTTTATTGGCAACTTCTACAAAATGCAACACTGACTGGAGGAACTTGGTTGAATCATCCTGACCCAAACTCTTTTATGCAGTATAATATCACTCAAACTGCAGTATCTGGTGGAAGTGATCTTTTGAGTGGTTTTGTAATTAATGGTAGTGGTGCGTTAGTTGATCTTGATATTAAAGCAGCACTTCAGTTAGGTAGAAGTGGTATTGGAACAATTAGTGATACTTATACTCTTGTTTGTGCAAGTCCTAATACTAACAAAAAAGCACTTGCAGTATTGAACTGGATTGAACAGAGATGAGTGAGTTTCCTTGGGGAGTTTTTATTATTCTTTCTTGTGGACTTGCTTTTACTGCTTATGTAATCTACTACATAATGAGGTTAGCATTTGAGGAAATGAAAGATGAAGAACCTAGCGATCATTCTGTCAGCGACAAGTCTGACCATTAGTGCCGCACTTTGTTATGGTGCTTATGTAACTTATCAAAAAGCTCAGAAGATTCTTGAGAACCCTGAAGAGTTTGTTGGTGCTGTTGTAGAGAAACAGGTCAACAAAGCATTTGAGAAACTACCCATTCCTAAACTAAATACAGAGAAGTTTAAATTACCTTTCTAATGTCTGATAGAGACCCATACATTTATAGAATCAAAGAGATTCATAAGGTTGTAGATGGAGATACAATAGATGCGTCAATTGATTTGGGGTTTGATATAAGTTTAGAGAAACGCATTCGCCTTGCTGGTGTTGACACTCCTGAAAGTCGCACATCAGACGCGAATGAAAAAAAATACGGACTTCAATCAAAAGATTGGTTGAAGAATCGTCTTGAATTTGCTAAAGATATTATTATTAAGACCGAACTTCCTGATTCTACTGAGAAGTATGGAAGAATTATTGGTCATCTGTTTATTAATGGTGAAGAGACTTCTTTGAATAATCAAATGATTTCTGAAGGATACGCTTGGGAATACGCAGGCGGTACAAAAGTTAAGAACTTTGCTGAACTTGATACAAAGCGCAAGAAACCATAAATACGGCTGCCTATACAAGAGGTAATTATGGGAGCAGTTGTCGCTGTAGTAAAACCACTTTTAATGCAATTGGCTACAAGTCCAGCAGTTAAGAATCTTGTTATTTCTCTTCTTGAAAAGTATGTGAAATCTACTGATAATAGTGTTGATGATGTACTTTTTGCAACAGTTAAAGAAGCTTTATTCAAACCACAAGTATGATCACTTGTTTAGTAACCAATTGGGGAGTAACCATCGTTCTTGGATTACTCCTCTCTCTTTCAGAGTGGTTGGCGAAAACAAAAAGAACGAAAGCGAATGGTATTATAGACTTTATAACATTATTTTTACGCACAATTCTAAGAAAGGATCCTAAAAACTAGGGTCTCTTTTTTTATAAATAAGATTTAGATAAGAACATAATTTGGAGAAAACCGATGCCTCTTTGGGGAAATTCTACTTCAGACGAATCAAGACCTAAGTGGTTACGCGCAGGCGATAAACCAGCTAACGACCTCAATGAGTGTTTTGCTGATGAGAGAGGTTGGGTGATTAGACATGCAGATGGTAACGAAGAGGTTCTTTGTGCAATCGGTGGACTAGCTGGTGCAGGTTCTACAACTGCTGGACTTGGAAATGCAACCATTGTTCGTGTATACTTTGGTGCAACTGGTTACTCTACATCTTCTACTGGAACAGTTTATGTCCAGTATAATGAAAAAGTAGATGTCAAGAATCTTGCTGCAACTCTTAATGTTACCGCTTCTGTTGCTGGTACTCTAGTTGCTTATGCAACTACAACTACTGCAAATAAGACGGTTGGATTTGCGTTCACAACTCCTGCAGCTGCACAAACTCTTGTAATTCCTGGTCAAACAATCGCTGGAATTATCACTGACACTTCAACATCTGTTGCTTCTGACAAGATCTTCGTTTCTACTGAAGTAACTGGTGCTGGTGGAAGTGGAATTACAACTACTGTTGGCGTTACTACAACTTGATAGTTTTAATAGATTATGAGATTTGATGAATTGAACGAAAATAATTATATAATGTTTGCAATAAAACATTACGAAAATCCTCATGCCGTAACGCAAGAGGATTTTTATGAAGATTTGAAGAGATTCAAATGGATAAAAAGACTTTTAAAAAGGTATAAAACTACTGGCATTTTAAAGTCTCACCTTCTTATGAATCATTTTATTATTCTTTATAATGTATTTGGGGAAGCCACAACCCCTCTTTTATTTTTTAAAATAGATAGGGATTTGTGGCCAGTGATAAAAAGTTTTGTCGTGTATCTTGGAAGACTTCCAGAATATCCAAGATCTACTTTACATGATATTCCGTTAGATGAAGATTGTCTTAGGGACCTTAATAGAATATGAAAGATCACATCCTCCAAAACGCAATTAATATTATTCGTAACCTGATGGAAGAAGGTATGGTAGTTGGAACCGGAGGATTTACTGGTTCTGCAGATCCAAAAGGTCCAGTGGCTGGTTTTGATCCCGTTATGAAACTTGATGGTAGAAGTAAATTAATGAGGAGATTGCCTCCACAATATAGGAAATCATTAACATCAAAGAAGAAGGTATAGAAAGATGTTTAGCCAAGAATCTAAATTAGCGGTTCTTGAATCAAAACTCAACATTTATGAAGATTTATCCCGCGAAATGCTTGCTAAGTTAGAAGCAGCCGTTGATAAAATTTCTGAAGGAAATAATCGCATTGCAATGATTCTTGCTAAACATGATGAAAGAATTGACCAAAGTATTAAATCTGATGCCTTAATCATAAAAATGATTGAGGATATGAAAGAAGAAAATAAAGAAGATCATGCAAGAGTAAGAAATAGAATAGATAAATTAGAATTAAGTGTAGAAGAACTTAAAAAATTTAAATGGCAAATGGGTGGAATTGCTGCAATCGCGGTGGTCATAGTCGGTATTCTACCCCATTTCATTGACAGGATACTCCCATCCCATTATAATGGATCTACACAGATCCAAAATACTAAACGATGAGTCTTATTGACACCAAATACATTGGATTAGTTTCACTTAAACTTCAAAAATTTGCAAAAAAGAAAGACGGTTTATATAACTTTCGTTGTCCTTACTGTGGAGATTCGGAGAGACATAAAAATAAAGCTAGGGGATACTTGTATCGTCTGAAGAACGATCATAACTTCAAATGTCACAACTGTGGCGTCTCCAGAACCTTCACAAACTTCCTCAAGGATGTTGACCCCGCATTGCACGATCAATACGTCTTTGAGAGGTATAAAGTGGGGGCTACAGGGCGTGGATCCAATACTCCTGAACCTGTGGAGTTTAAATTTGATAAACCAGATTTTTCAAAAAAGGATTTTGATCTGCCAAAAATTTCAGAACTAAATACAACACACCCCGCCAAAAAATTTTTAGACAACCGAAGAATTCCCGTTAAGTATCTGGGCGAACTTTACTTCGCCGAAAAGTTCAAGGAATGGACTAACACTCAAAAGTATACTTTTAATAACTTAGAGAATGACGAACCAAGGATCATTATTCCCTTAAAAAACAAAGGAAAAATATTTGGGTTTCAGGGGAGATCGCTCAATCCAAAATCAAAACTTAAGTATATTACAATCATTTTGGATGACCACCACCCTAAGATCTATGGTTTGGATAAGGTTGACTGGAATAAGACAGTTTATATCGTAGAAGGCCCTTTTGATAGTATGTTTATTGAAAACTCTATTGCAATGGTCGGTGCAGATATTGACAAAATGTTTTTCGTATCAAACTTTGAAACAAATTTTGTGATGGTTTATGATAATGAAAAACGCAATAAACAGATTGTTGATAGAATGGAAAAGGCGATAGATTGGAAATTCCCAATAGTTATTTGGCCTGATACTATCAATGAAAAAGACATTAACGACATGATTTTATCTGGACTTAACGTTCAATCTGTGATAGAATCCAATGTCTATAGTGGCTTACAAGCTAAAACAAAACTTACTAGTTGGAAGAAGACATGAGTAACGGGACTAAAGTTGTAAAAAGAAACGGAAATACTGAGAACCTGAACCTAGACAAAATTCATAAGATGGTGGAAGAAGCATGTAGCGGTCTTGCTGGTGTTTCTGCATCTCAAGTTGAAATGCAATCAGGTATCCAATTTTATGATGGTATTACCACTGCAGAGATTCAGGAGATTCTGATTCGTTCTGCATCCGATCTTATTGATCTTGAGGCTCCTAATTATCAATTTGTTGCCGCTAGACTTCTTTTGTTTGGACTTTACAAACAAGTCTTCGGACCATCTTGGAACCAAGGATTTCCTCACATTTATGATCATCTAGTACATGGTGCCTGTAGTAACATTTATGATAGGCATCTTCCTGCAAAATATACTAACGATGAGTGGGATAAGATTAATAGTTGGATTGATCATGATCGTGATTTCTTGTTCACTTATGCTGGTCTACGTCAAGTCGTAGATAAATATCTTGTTCAAGATCGTAGTACTGGAGTGCTTTACGAAACTCCCCAGTACATGTATATGTTGATTTCTGCAACAATTTTTGCAGAATATCCAAAAGAGACTAGACTAGACTACGTTCGTAGATACTACAATGCAATCTCCAAACACAGAATCAACATTCCTACGCCAATCATGGCAGGTGTTAGAACCGCACTTCGTCAATTTGCAAGTTGCGTTCTTGTTGATGTTGATGACACCCTTGATAGTATCTTCAGCTCTGATATGGCAATTGGTCGGTATGTTGCACAAAGAGCAGGAATTGGCATCAACGCAGGTCGCATCAGGGGCATCAACGCTAAAATCAGAGGCGGAGAAGTTCAGCATACGGGTGTTGTCCCATTCCTCAAAAAGTTTGAGGCAACTGTCAGATGTTGTACACAAAACGGGATTCGTGGTGGAAGTGCTACTGTCCACTTTCCAATCTGGCACAAAGAAATAGAAGATATTATTGTACTTAAAAATAATAAGGGTACTGAAGATAATCGCGTTCGTAAACTAGATTACTCCATTCAATTCTCAAAACTTTTTTATGAAAGATTCATTAATGACGAGGAAATGTCCCTCTTCTCACCTCATGATGTTCCGACAGTTTCTGATTCTTTTGGGCTTCCTGAGTTTGATGATCTCTATGTGGCTGCAGAACGAAATGAGTCTATTCCAAGAAAGACTGTCAGAGCTCAAGAACTTATTCTTGACATTCTGAAAGAACGCGCAGAGACTGGTCGTATTTACATTATGAATATCGATCACTGCAATTCTCATAGTTCTTTTACTGATAAAGTCTGGATGAGTAATCTTTGTCAAGAAATCACACTCCCTACAGAACCACTTCAACATATTGATGATATTGATGGTGAGATTGCTTTGTGTATTCTTTCCGCAATCAATGTCGGTAAGATTCGTGATCTGAATGATCTTGAAGAACTTTGTGATCTTGCAGTTCGTGGTCTTGAAGAACTTATTGATTATCAAGATTACCCAGTCAATGCAGCAGAGTTGGCTACTAAATCTCGTCGTTCTCTTGGAATAGGTTATATTGGTCTTGCTCATTACTTTGCAAAACATGGAGTTAAGTATGATTCTCAAGAAGCTTGGGACATGACCCATGAATTGACGGAGGCATTCCAATATTACCTACTAAAATCTTCCAATTCGATTGCAAAAGAAAGGGGACCTTGTACTGACTTTAATCGTACAAAGTATTTCCAAGGACTTTTGCCAATTGATACATATAAAAAGGATGTAGACGAAATTTCAAATCTAGGATATAAGTATGATTGGGAAGTTCTACGTTCCGATATCCAATTATATGGTCTCAGGCACTCAACATTGTCCGCACAGATGCCATCGGAGAGCAGTTCCGTTGTGTCAAACGCAACCAATGGAATCGAACCACCTCGCGGATACTTGTCCATTAAGAAGTCAAAGAAAGGTCCACTTAAGCAAATTGTTCCCCAATATGGGACACTCAAAAATAATTATACTCTTCTCTGGGACATGTCTGACAATACTGGTTATATTAACGTTGTTGCCGTCATGCAAAAGTTTTTTGATCAGGCAATCAGTGGAAACTGGTCCTATAACCCCGAAAATTATCCCGATAATGAAGTCCCAGTCTCAGTAATGGCTCAGGATCTTCTACGAACTTATAAGTTTGGATGGAAGACTAGTTATTATCAGAATACTCATGATCAAAAATCTGATGAAGTGAAGGAGGATACAACAAAACAACAGTTAGACAAATTACTTGATGAAATTATGAATTCTAGTGAGGAAGATTGTGAAAGTTGCAAAATCTAGTAAAGAAAAGGAGATTCAAATGGTACAAGGAATGACAGTATTTAACACCAGTACAGATGTTGATACCCGCAAACAACCAATGTTTTTTGGCCAACCACTAGGTTTGCAGCGTTACGATCACTACAAGTATCCTGTTTTTGATAAACTAACTCAACAACAACTGGGGTATTTTTGGAGACCTGAAGAGGTCTCTCTCCAAAAGGATCGTGGAGATTATCAATCACTTCGTCCAGAACAGAAACACATTTTTACTTCTAATTTAAAGTATCAAATCATGTTGGATTCCGTCCAGGGCCGTGGGCCTGGTATGGCATTTATTCCTTATTGTTCATTACCCGAACTTGAAGCATGTATGGAAGTATGGGGATTTATGGAAATGATCCATAGTCGTTCATATACATACATCATTAAGAACGTTTATTCAGATCCTGCAGAAGTATTTGATACGATTCTAGATGATGAAAAAATCATGAGTCGTGCAACGACTGTAACTGGTGCTTATGATGATTTCATTAATTCTGCACAAGAATACGGTACATCTGCAGCATGGAAGTTTGCACAAGAAGGAGCTGGATACGCTAGAGAAGATCGTATTGAACTCAAGAGAAAACTTTACAGGGCTATTGCAAATGTCAACATTCTTGAAGGTATCAGGTTTTATGTCTCGTTCGCTTGCAGTTTTGCGTTCGGAGAACTTAAGCTTATGGAGGGATCCGCTAAAATTATCTCTCTCATCGCAAGAGACGAAAATCAGCACCTTGTCATTACTCAAAACATCCTCAATAAGTGGCGTGAAGGAGATGATCCAGAGATGCAACAAATTGCTAAAGAAGAAGAGGGGTGGGTAACATCTGCATTTGAAAATTGTGTTAATGAAGAGAAATCTTGGGCTAAATATTTGTTCAAAGATGGTTCGATGATTGGTTTGAATGACAAACTTCTTAACAACTATGTTGAGTGGATTGCAAATCGTCGCATGAAATCGATCGGACTCAGACCAATGTATGATGTTCCTGCAAAAAATAATCCCCTTCCTTGGACAGAACATTGGATTTCCTCTAAGGGTCTTCAAGTTGCTCCACAAGAAACAGAAGTGGAATCTTATGTTGTTGGTGGTATTAAACAGGATGTGAAGAAAGATACTTTTGCTGGCTTTAAACTCTGATCTAAATAAAAATAACAACTGAATTGAAATAAGTTTTATGGTTACTCAAACTAAAATCCCGAGGGTGGTTTCGGAAGATCTACCCTCAAATCCTTTTTCTTTTGAAGTTCTTGCACTTGCAGCAAAACAAAAATCAAATGCAAAGAAATCGGAAATTCTACAAAGATATTCTGATCCTTCATTAAAAACAATTCTAATCTGGAACTTTGATGAGACGATTGTATCCATGCTTCCAGAAGGATTGGTTCCTTATGCAAGTGTAAGTCAACAGAATGTTAGTTCTGGAAATCTCAGTGACAACATTGAGAGAGCTGTTCAAATGATGGGAGAACTTGATTCCAATTCTATTGGATCTCAAGATCAAGGAAGAACATCTATTCGTAAAGAATATACTTACTTCTATAACTTTGTAAAAGGTGGTAATGATCGTCTTTCAAGTATGAAAAGAGAGACCATGTTTATTAGTATTCTTGAAGGATTGCATCCTCTTGAAGCTGAAATTCTCATGCTTGTTAAAGATAAAAAGTTGCAAACAAAATATAATATTTCCAAACAAAATGTTTCTGATGCTTATCCCGATATTCAATGGGGTGGTAGATCATAAATATCCATAGAAATAGTATATAAAGGATATGGCTAGACAGGGAATTAATACAGGAACTGCTCCCAATGATGGGTTGGGAGATTCCCTGTTGACCGGAGCTATAAAAATAAATTCAAATTTTTCAGAAATTTATAATACTTTTGGAAATGGAAATACTTTAACTCCTATTACTGGATATGCAAATACTGCTGGTATCGCAACAGTAGCTCAAGGACTCACTGGAACACCAAGTATTAACGTATATAATATAGGTGTTACTTCTGCTATTAACGTCGGGGCTGCATCAACGTTTCAAAAATCTGTTCATTTTGAAAGCACTTTATTGATTGGAGATACTGATGAATTGCAAATTTTTCATGATGGAAGTAATAGTTATATTGACAATGCAAGCGTAGGAAATTTAATTATTAGGGATAGTGGTACTGGAATTCAATTAAAGAAAACATCTGGGGCATTAATGGGTGTTTTCAATAATGATGCTGGAGTTGAATTATATTATAATGGAGTTTTAAAGTTTCAAACCTTCCAGAATGGAGTTGCAATTAATGAATCTGTAGGTATTGGAAGCACTGCAGGTAACCCACCATATAGATTGACTGTGAGCGGTGTTGGTGCTACAATTACGCAAGGACTTGTAAATGCAATTGCAGATTTTACTTCAAGTGTTAATGGATATGG